CATTTATGAGGTTTTTTGCTTGAGCAACAAATTTGACAGAGAGAATTATCCTTCTCAAGAGCCTATAGAACTAGTCGTGGGCGATTATTGGGTTTGGAAAAAAGATAATTTAGCTACAGATTATCCAACAGACTCTTATTCTTTGTCTTATGAATTTCATTGCGACTCAGGTGGTGGTGGAAGTCACCAATTCACTATAAACGCGGTTGAAGCAAATAATACTTATTACATAGAAGTTCCAACAACAACTACAGATGATTATAATCCGCATGATTATATATGGGGTTCTTATATAACAAGAACATCTGACTCTGCAAGAATACAGGTTGGAGAAGGTAACATTACTATATTACCGAATCTAGCAGATACAAACGCTGACTTAAGAAGTCATGCAAAGAAAGTTTTAGATAATATTGAGGCTGTAATAGAAGGAAGGGCAACTATAGACCAATCTTCATTCTCTTTAGGTGGAAGGTCTTTATCTAGGATGTCAATTGATGAATTAATGACATTTAGAGATAGATATCATGCTGAATACCTAAAAGAAGTAAAACAAGCAAGAATAAGAAATAAAAGAGGTACAGGAAACACACCCAAGGTAAGGTTTACTAAATAATGGCATGGTATAACAGAATATTAGGCGTTAATGAGCCTAAGAAGAAAAAAAGACAAGCATATAGAAGAAGCTATAGTGGTGCGAACACTGGTAGGCTTTTTGCTGACTTTGTTACTACATCTACAAGTGCTGATGCTGAAATAAAAGATAACATAAGAATATTAAGAGATAGAGCAAGGGAGTTAGCAAGAAACGATAGCTATATTGCAAGATACCTTAACCTGATGGTGTCTAATGTTATCGGTAAGCATGGCATAAGAGTTTCTAGCAAAGGTCGTGATGACAATGGTTCATTAGACATTGCTGGAAACCAGCTCATTGAAAATGCTTGGAAGGAATGGGGTAAGGTTGGTAACTGTACAACAAATGGAAGATTGTCATTCTTAGACTGTCAAAAAATATTTATTGAATCTCTTTGTAGAGATGGAGAAGTATTGATTAGAAAAATCAAAAAGAAGGATTCGCCTTTTGGTTTTGAACTACAATTTTTAGAATCAGATCATTTAGATGAAAATAAAAATGATATTTATAAAGCTACTGGAAATCGTATAAAGATGGGTGTAGAAGTAGATAAGTATGACAAGCCAGTTGCTTATCATTTATTTAAAGACCATCCTTTTGATAGGGTTTATTTAGCTCAAGCACAACACATTAGAGTCCCTGCTGACGAGATTATCCATGCTTACCTACCTACTAGAGCAGAACAAACTAGAGGTGTTTCTTTGGTTGCTACAGCAATGGCTAATGTGAAAATGTTAAATGGTTATTTAGAAGCAGAAATAGTTGCAGCTAGGGTTGGTGCATCTAAAATGGGTTTCTTTACTTCGCCTGATGGTGATGGTTATGTTGGTGATGGAGAGTATGAAGATACCTTTAACCCAACAATGAACGCACAAGCTGGGGTCTTTGAGCAGCTTCCACAAGGTATGGATTTCAAAGCCTTCGACCCTACACACCCAACATCTGCTTTTGATTCTTTTACAACTAGCGTGCTAAGAAGTATTGCTTCAGGTTTGAATATTTCTTATCACTCGCTTTCTAACGATCTTACTTCAGTCAACTATTCAAGTATTAGGCAAGGTGCTCTTGAGGATAGAAGTATGTATCAGATATATCAGCAATTTGTTATAGATCATTTTGTAGACCCTATCTTTAAATCATGGTTGGAGATGTCTATTTCAAATGGATATATTAACCTTCCTATGAGCAAAGTGGATAAGTTTACAAAATCAGTGAACTACATACCAAGAAGTTTTGCTTGGATTGACCCTCTAAAAGAAATGCAGGCAAATGTAATTGGTTTGCAAAATGGAACATTAAGTTATGCAGATATTGCTGGTGCATACGGAAGAGATACTGAAGAGCTTTTTGAGCAACATCAAAAAGAAATTGAACTAGCCAAACAATATGGTATTGAATTAGCATATCAACCATTTGGTCAAAAAAACCCTGTAGATGCAAAGATACAAGGCGGAGATGACGAAGATGAGTAAACCCACCCAAGGTATGAAATCAGAGGCTAGAAAGGGCTTAGATTGGCGTAAAGAGCATGGCAGGGGTGGAACAAGGATTGGAGCTGAAAGAGCAAATCAAATCTTAAACAATGAAAACCTGTCTAATGAAACTATCAAAAGGATGTATAGTTTTTTTAGTAGGCATGAAGTAGATAAGAAAGCTCAAGGATTTAGACCAGGAGAAGATGGATATCCATCAAACGGAAGAATAGCATGGGCACTATGGGGTGGGGATGCAGGATTCAGTTGGTCAAAAAAATTAGTCAATCAAATGAAAAATGAAAAAAGTTTTAATTCGGAAGAATTAGAAAAACATCCTTTATTAACAAATGAAGAGGAGAAATCTATGAATAAAGAAGATAGACATATCCTTAATGTGAGTGAAACTGACGATAAAGTTATTGTTGAATTTGCAAAGCATGAGGATGTAGAACATGAAGGTGAAGAATTAGAGACAACTGATGAAGTTTCTATGTCTGAAGAAAGTGAAGAGAGAAAAGTAATAGATATGCCTATGAAATATAGGACTATTGATTTATCTAAACACTCTTATCTTGATGAAGACAAAAGAATGGTTCGTGTAGGGGTTTCTAGTGAAGAGCCTGTAGAAAGAAGTTTTGGCATGGAAGTGCTAGGACATTCGGCTGATGATATAAACATGGAGTTTATAAATTCAGGACGTGCCCCACTTTTGTTAGACCATAATATGGAAAAACAAATTGGTGTAATTGAAGAATTCAAATTAGATGAGACAGCAAAAAGGACAACTGCTGTAGTTAGATTTGGTAAATCTGCTTTAGCTCGTGAAGTATTTGAAGATGTAAAAGATGGGATACGGATGAACATATCGGTAGGGTATCGCATTGATAAACTGGAACGATATCAAGACAATGATGAGACTTATTACAAGGCAAAATGGACACCTATGGAAGTATCTTCTGTAAGCGTTCCTGCCGATCAAAGTCGACTTGTTGGAGTGGGTCGTTCTAAAGAAAAACAAATAAACAACACAAAGGTGAGAATAATGGATAACGATAAAAAACAAGATATTAATCTTGATGAAGTTAGAACTCAGACTATTGATGAAGCTAAAGCTGAATTTAAAAGAAACTCAAAAGAGATCATAGATTTAGCAGCTAGACACAATAAAAGAGATTTAGCTGACAAAGCAATCGCTGATGGC